CGATCCAGCCGCCCATCGACTTGGCCGCCGACAGCCCGGACTTGAGGCCGTCGATCATCGACGCCCCGGCCGACCGGGCGGTGGACACCATCGAGCTGAACCCGGACGACACCGCGCTCTGAATCTGGCCCATCGCGGTGTTGATCACGCCTTGCATCTGCGACCAGGTATCGCGGACGTGCCCGCCGATCGCGGAGGTGGCCGAGGAGACCACGCCGACCAGGCCGGTAAAGGCCGCCGACACCGCGCCGCCCAGCAGCCCGGCCACGGCGCTGGCGGCCTGGCCGAGGAGGCCGAACGCGGGGATGAGGCCGGGGCTGTTGCCGGTGATCCAGTGCCACAGCTTGGACACGATGCCGATCAGCCACTCGATGGCCTGGCCCAGCAGCTTGAGCGGGTTGAGTACGGCGGTGATGGCCTGGACCCAGGTCAGCAGCTTGATGGCCATCTCGGCGATCGGGACGATGATCTTGACCACGATCTCCAGCAGGAACCCGATGACCTTGATCGCGCCGACGATCACGGGCACCAGCACGTTCAGCGCCGACGCCAGCCCGGACGCGCCGCCCTCCCCGGCCCCGCCGCCAGCCGCCTGGCCGAACAGCTGCCCGAGGGGGGCCAGCAGCTTGGACAGCTCCTTGATCACGGGGGCCAGGGCGTCCCCGATCGCCTTGACAATTTCCCAGAGGGCCAGCGCTAGCGGCTTTAGAGCGCCCTCCCATAGCCCCTTGAGAATCGGCATCAAGAAATCGAGAATCCCCTTGCCCAGCCCGATCATGGCCTCGCGGAAATCAGAGCTGGCGATCATTAGCGCGGCGAGCCCGGCGACCACGGCAGTCACGGGCAGCGCCAGGCCGCCGAGGGCCGCGCCGACCCCGCCAATCGGGCCGATCGCGCCACCCAAGCCGGGGATCAGCTGCACGGCGGCGGCCTTGCCCACGGACCCCAGCCCGCCCGCCACGAGCTTGGCCGGGCCGAGGAGGTTGGACAGCATCCCGCCGAGCACGGGAATCTGGGTGAGGATGCCGGGCGCGACCAGGGCCGTCAGCGCAGCGGCCCCGGCCAGGATGGCGGGACCGAACCGCTTGATCGCCTCGGTGATCCGCTCGACCTGCTCGGGCTTGAGGGCTTCGATCCACTTGGCCCACTGGGTGATCATGCCGGTGAGCGGCATCACGAGCTTGGAGACCGCCCCGCCGATGGCCTCGAAGATGGGGGCCAGCGCCCCGCCGGGAGCGACCGCGGCGGACAGCGCCTTGGCCATGTCGTAGAGCTGGATGATCAGCGGGCCGAACGCCTGCACGAGGCCCTGGCCTACGGACAGCTTGATGTCGTCAATGAGCCGGGGGAAGCTGCGCAGCACCTTACCCGGCTCGGTCATGGCCTCGGCGTAGGCCCCGGCTACGGTCTTGCCCGATTCAAGCACCGCATTAAGCACGGCCTGGGACCGCTCGGCGTCGGTCAATTCCTTAGTGGTTTTCCCGACGCTTTTCGCGTATTCATCGACGGCTTTACCGGCCTGCACATTCAGCCCGGCATTGCGCAGCACCATTGAATTCTGAGTCGTAATTCCGTGGACCAGATCGTCCAATACCTCGGTGGAATTGCGGCCGGAAATAACGGCGGCGTCCTGGGCCACGCGGGCGAGGTCGGTGGACTTGGCCAGGTCCAGGTTGTTCCGGGCGAATTGCGCGACGAGGGTCTGCGCGGTGCCGGTCTCGATGCCCTGCTTGCGCACGGCCTGGACCGTTTTCTGCATCGCGTCATACGACAGGTTGTTCGCCTTGGCCAGCGCCCTCAGCGAGGCGTCCATCTCGCCCGCCCGCGCGGCGGTGCGGAAGGCTTCGACCCCGAACCCGGTAGCGGCCACCGTCGCGCCCGCCAGGCCGGTGGCCACGGCCTTGCCGACCGACACGCCGAGCCCGCCGACCGCCTTGAGCCCGCTCGTCATCGAGCCGCTGATCCCGGTCGCGGCCTGCTGGCCGGCCGCGGTCGCGGCCCCGGTGATCTCGCCCTTGAGGGTGCTCGTCTCGGCGCTGACGGGGATCGTGAGCTTGCCGTAGGTGTAGCTAGCCACGGTTCACGACCTTGACGCCGGGCATCCCGCCGAGCATCGCCCCGGCCTCGGCCCACGAGCTGGCCTTGGCCGCGCCCGGCTGGGCGGGGGCTGGGTCACGCTGGGCGGGTCGTGGGGCCGCTCCCCCAGCCTGCGGGGGCCTGGGTATGGGCCGGGGCTTGGGGACGTTCTTAGCGCCGTGGGCGCGCATCGTCACCCACGTCAGCGCGGCGAGGTGGTCGACCATCACGGCCAGCAGCTCGGCCTCGGTGGACCACTGCTGGCCTGCCCGCCGGGCGTGCGGGGGCAGCCGGTCGAGCAGCACCGCCACGCGGCGGGTCGACACGGCCGGGTCGAGCACGTCGACCCCGAACCCGGCCATCAGCGCCGCTTCGACGTCCGGGTGGAAGCGCGCCGCGCACGCTGCGCGGAATTTGGGAGGCTCAGCCCGGCCTGGGTCGCGCCAGCTCCCCGGAACAGCGCCGTCAGCTCGCCGATGGTGAGCCCGTCGTCGCATAGCTGCTCGTAGGTCCCCGGGCCGATCAGCTCGGCCAGGGCGTCCTCCAGGTTGCCTTGGGCCACGGCGCGGACGGTCGTCAGCGGCCACCCGGCCATCGACGGCAGCTCGTAGGGCTTGCCCTTGTACGCGAACGCGAACGGGGCCGCCTCGGCCTCGGCCGCAGCCGCGGCCTCCAGGTCGAAGACCGGCGGCGGGGTGTCCCCGTTGGCGTGGGCCGGGCTCACGCCGCCTTGTCAGCGGTCGCGCCCTTGCCGCCTCGGGCGAGGGGGCTGGTGGCCGGGTCGGTGGCCGGGCCGAGCATGACGGTGGCCAGCTCGCCCGAGTCGTCCAGCGCGGACAGGGTGCAGTCGAGGGGCACGGCGGCCCCTCGGGTGATCTGCATATCCCCGGCGTCGGACAGCGAGGCCCGGCCGAACGCGAGCCGCATACACCGGGCGGCGTCCCGGCTGTCGATGCCGACCGCGTAGAGGTGCTGCGGGGTGTCGCTGCGCAGCTTCATGGTGAGCAGCCCGTCGCTGTCCTCCTCCTCGGGGTCGGCGTCGAAGTACAGCGCGATGGTGTCGCCGTTGAGCTGCCAGAGCACGAACTGGAGCGTGATCGACCGGCCGGTGATCACCGACCGGATCGGGACGACCGACTGCCACGGGGTGATGTCCTCCTGGTCGACGGACTGGCCCACGGTGGGGCCGTCGTCGGACAGGTAGCCGAGGATCGACCACGGCGCGAGCCAGTCGTCCCAGGTGTTGTCCGGGGGCTCGGTGCCCGCCGGGGCGAGGTAAATACCGGGGCCTCGTGCGGTGCCGACCTGCACCTCATCGGGGTCGAGTGAGCCGGTTGCGGGAACGGCTGGGGGCATGGCTGGGCTTCCTTCCTACGGTGCCTCAGCAGGCGCGGGGGCGGCGCTTCGGCGGGGATGGACACGGATCTCAAACCGCGCCGTGTATCGCGGGGTGCCGTCGTCGTCGGGCAGGTAGAACGGGCCCTCGACCGCCTGGACGTAGCAGACGGTGCCCTCGGACCACTCGGTGTCGGCCAGGCCGACGATGGTTTGGCGGACGGTCTCGGCCAGCGCGCGGGCGGCCTCCTTGCGCTTGTGCCGCGCGTCGACCTGGACGAAGTGCGCGTAAATCCAGCCCGGCGCGTCGAGCTGGGTTGCGGCGTACCCGAACGAGGTGAGGTCGCCGAGCCGGGTGAGGTCGCGTATGTTGCGCCACACCCACGCCTCTAGGTCGGGCTGCTCGATCACCGGGGCGGCGGCCATCACGGATACCAGACGAAAACAAGATCGGGGTAGAGCGGCCGGTAGTAGTCCGCCATCTTGGCCTGGATTGCGAGCCGGACGGCCCCGGCCAGCTCGAACGGGCCTCGGTAGTACAGCAGGTAGCCAGCCTGGCTAAACTCCGGGTCGGTCCAGGGCGGGTCCGTCTCCGATGGGTGCAGGTAGCGAACGAACAGGCCCGTCGCCGTGTTCACCAGCCGGTAATTGACCCCGACAGTCATTTGCGCTGGCACGTCGACCGGCGGGAACGACGGTATGTCCATATAGCCGAAGGCGTTGAGGTAGCAGGTGATCCGCTCGGGGACCGGGACCGTCATTAGGTGCCTCCTGATGCCATCGCCCGGCCGAGGGGCGCGCGGGCGGGCATCCGCCGGGTGCCGTACTCGACGTAGCGGGCGTGCGGGGCGGTGTTGATAACCACCGTCGTGGCCGGGTCGGAGTAGCCCGGTCTGGTCTGCCAGCTCGACGCCATCAGCCCGGTGTCGCGCGGGGTGTTCGCGGCGGCCTGGGAGCGGATCGTGGCGGCGATGTCGGCGACGTTCTGGCCGCACGCCTTGCGGGGGGCCAGCGGGTCGATGACCTCAAACCGGACGCCGCTAGCCACGGGGGGCCTCGGTGACGGTCGCCTGGAAACAGTCCAGCGTGCCGCCGGTCGGGTCGGCGACGAGGTGGACCTGGGCGAGGGTGAACACCCGGCCGCGTATCCGGGCCGACGACCCCTCCACGGGCTCGGCCGCGGCCGGGAGGAACAGCACGCCGGTATCGGTCGTGCGGGGCTCGGACGGACCCCGCCCGCCGCCCCCGGCCGCACGGGGGTCGGTCGGGCCGGGGCCGAGCTGGAGATTCCCGAGGCCCGACCAGTAGGGCCGGGCGTCCGGGTTGGCCTCGCGCCACCCGTGGGCGTCGAGGTCGCCGGGCAGGTACAGCTCCACCTGGTCGGCGGCCAGCAGCACGCTCATGGCCACGGCTCCGGGTCATCGAAACGGGGCCACGGCGGGGCCTTGGCCTCGTCCCACGCGGCGGCCCGCAGCGGGACGGACACGAGCGTCCCCATCATCGAGCGGTGCCACGCGGCGCGCCCGAGGGCGAGGCCGAGCTGCCCGCCCGGCATCGCCGGGCTGTACGCGACCGACTGCACGCCGGTCGACACGGACGCGACGGTGGGAGCCGGGGGCAGCGTCGCGGCGTAGCTCTCCCACTGGAGCGCCGCGCACAGGTGCGGGTCCTCCGACCACCAGGCGTCGGCGATGCCCTGGGCCTCGTCCCGGTCGAGCCCGCCAGTCGTCGGCGGGTTCAGGGGCGGCGCCCATGCCTCCCACGATGACGGGCTCACGGGTCACTTGGCCTTGGTGCTGCGCTCGGAGCCGCCCTCGCCCTCAAGGGGTCCGCCGACCGCCCCGTGCGGGTGGTTGGCGAGGAGAGCGCCAGCCGCGCTGGTCACAGCGGACAGCTTGACCTTGGCGAACGGACGCGAACCGGCGGGCCTGCGCACGGTCGGCGGGTTGACGATCGCGCAGCCGAACCGAGCCCAGACCTTCATGGGCGTCACGTTGTCTTGGAACCCGGACACCGAGTTGGCGGTGGTGGTCCCGAGGATCACGCCCGAGGGGTCGAGCTTGAACCTGATGTCTTGCCGCACGCCGATGATCAGGTATTGCCAGGCCCCGGTGATGAAGTCGGGGAGCGCGGGCGCGGGTCCGATCTGGGTGAACGGGTTGTAGGCGATCGGCGCGCCGTAGAGGGTTGGCCGCTGGGTCTGCCCGACCTGCTCGGTTCCGAGCAGCAGAGCGCCGGTCGAGTCGCGGACGCCCCGGAGGCGGCTCTTGACGATCAGGTCGGCGGCGTGGCCGGTGACGGCCAGGCCGTCCGCCTCGACCAGCGCCATCGCCTGGTTTACGGCGTCCACCACGTCGTCGGCCCCGGCGGGGTCCACGATCTGCGCGACCCCGGCGACCCCGCCACCGGGGAACGTGGGCGGGGTGGCCCCGGCCACGCCGAACAGCATGGCGTCATCGACCGCCACGCCGATGGCCTCGGCCAGGCGCGGGCGGCAGAAATTCCACAGGTTGATCTCGTTGTCGTCCAGGTACACGTCGGGGATGGCGATCACCGCCGCGACCTCCTCGGCGGTGATGACCTGCGGCTGGAGGCCGATGTCGGTGTAGTTCTTGCGGCCGGTGTTGGCAGCGCCCGCGTAGGGGCTCGTAACCCACTCGGCCTTGGGGAACGTCTTGGGGATCGGCAGTTCGGTGATCCGGGTGCCCATCGGGAGCCGCTGGCCCAGCGTCAGCGCGGCCGACGCCTGGGTGGCCTCCTCGATGATCTGTGCGGAGTATTCGCGGGGAACGACCCCGGAGAAGTCGCCTAGCGCCATTGGGGGCTCGCTTTCGGGCGTGACGGTCAGAACACGATCACGCCGCTTTACGCGCCACCCGGTCGGGCGGGAATCCCTCCGCGCCCGGCCCGGCCTGGGAATCCCTCCGCAGTGAAGCGCACCCGGACTCGGCTACCGGCTGCCGGTGGCCTCCCGCCGACCGGCAACGGGGCCAGGATACGCCGCGCTGTACGCGCTTGTAAGCCCCTGGGGGCCAGGGGGGTGCAACCACACCACCCACGGGCCGAGGGCCCGTGGGCCTCTCACTGGCAGCTGGGCACGGGGCCTAGAGCCCGGCGGGCCTTGGCAGCTCGGCCCACACCTCCTCGGCCAGCGCGCCCAGGCGGCGCAGCACGTGCAGCACCCGGCACAGCCGCGAGCAATAGACCGACCCAGGCCGGGGCGGGCGGACCAGGCACGACAGGCACACCACGGCGGGGTCGGCCTGGTCCTCGTCGTCGTCCCACGTCAACGGCGGACCCCGCGCTGCATCTGGTCGCGGAGCCAGTCGCCGTCCCCGTTCGCGGCGGGGTCGCGGGGGCCGGGGGGCACGTGGCCGGGGCCGGCCGGGACGGCGGCGAGCTGGCCGACCAGCTTGGCGATGGCGGCCTTGTCGGGCTTGTCGTCCTTGTCCAGCAGCTTGGCCACGTCGAGCGCGGCCAGCGCGGCCTCGGGGTCGGCGATCTTCCCGGCCGCGGCCACCCGGAACTCGGCGGCGGCGACGACCAGCGCGGCGGCGTGGGCGGCCTCGGCCTTGCCCTCCTCGCGGGCCTTGGCGACGGCGCGCTCTTGCTCGGTCATGCCCTGCTGGCGCAGCTTGGCCAGCTCGGTCTCCAGCTCCTTGCGGGCGTTGCGCTCCTGGTCGAGCGCGGCCCGCAGCTCGGCGGCGGGGTCGGCGGGCGGGCCGCCGGTCGGCGGTGCTGGCGGGCTCGGGGGGGCCGGGGGCGCGGGCGGGTCGGGCGGCGCGG